TTGAACTACGTAGTTGTTCTTTTTAGTCAAAAGAGTAACTCTAGATGTATTGTTAGAATCGTTTAGTAGATCTACTCCAATAATATCGATATCATCTACATTTTCATAATAACTTTGCGAATTAACAATTATTGGTACATTTAAACGTAAAGTTTCTCCTGTAACATAACCTACATTCATTTTAAAGGTAAGCGATTTCTTTAACGCATAAGAAGAAGGATAATATTTATGAGTATAGTTATTGCTAAATGTTACTGGTGTGACTCCTTTTTGTACTTCAGGAAAAATTGATTCGTTTCTATAATCTCTATATATCTTTATATCTGGATTAAACACATCTGAACCATCACCCCAATTAATACTGACATATGTAGGAAAAATTTCAGTATATATATTGGATATATCTAAAGTTAATTCAGTAAAATCAAACAAATCTATTTGATTCAAAGTTATTTCAGAATCGATATCTTCTTTAGTTGATGAGATAGATAATGTATGTGTATTCATAGTATTAAAGCAGATGATGAGAGCGGTAATTTAGATGTTGAAAGAGTCGGTACGCTGGATGAAAGGGTAAACACAGCATTACTTAAATCTAATATGCCCTCGCTAGTAAAGTTATCAGTAAATCTACTATTATTACTACTAAAGGTAGAATTGTTAAGGAAATTTACGCTATCCTTATATTCAAATAAATAATTTACTAATAGAGGTCCTTTGTTGAGGTCTTTTAATATAACTGCTAAGTTAAATTGCTCACTATCACTATTGTAAGTAAGATGAGGCTTACCGCTTTCTATATATACTGAATCAAAAGAAGATAGATTAAAATTACAATTTTCAGCATTATTACCTGTTGTTGGAAATATCTGTTCAGTTTTATCATCGATAAAGCTATATTTGTAAACGATAGGATATAATCTTATATTTTTAAACGTTAATTGTTCCTTTTGTATCTTGCAATAATATACATCGCTACCAACTCTCAACCGATTACTAACCTTATCAAAGAAATTAGTATTAATGTTTAATGAATTAGTAAAAGTATTTGGCGTTACAAATTCATTATTTTGATATGAAGTTTTTTCAGTTACTAAGAACGAGCTAGTTTCTATGAAAAGAGTATCATAAAGAATATCAAAATTCATTACTTTAGTAGAAAGCTCATTGCATATAGTAGTACTATATTTACCAGATAAATAATCTAAGGTTTCAGTTAATTCTTTTACTGAAGGATCAGTAGAAGCTTTATTAATATTTTTAACATATATTTTTCCTATATGTTTTTGTCTATCAAAAGTAGATTCTACTGCAGAATCTACTGTATCAACTGATGTAGTATTAATACTATCTACAGTATCAATATACATAAAGCCCTCTTCAGCTTGTGTATAATTAAAAATTATGTTATCAGTAAATCTCGAACCATCATAATTCTTTACTCCATTACCCCCTGATAATCTTACATTATATGAAAAATCTCCAGAAAGACCATCATAAAGCGATATACCTGCTCTATATGCTGTACCAGGTCCAGTATTATCGCTTAAAGCTCTGACAACAGTTAGTCCACCATCATAGTAACCTATTCCAGCTTCTACCAATTCAGAAAAATAAAATTGATCAGCGCTTTCACTAAAAGCACTTAAACCTGATCTCACGGGATCAGCTAATGCTTCAGTATCTGAAAATCTAAAATATGCTCCTTCTTTAACATCAGCATCAAATGTAATTGATTCAGGTCTAGTATAGTCTACAGTTAGATAGTTATCAGGTTCTATTAGCTCTTCATACGGATTAAAAAATCTACTAAAAATAAAGAAAGAAGATAAAGGTAAATCTGGTGACTGATCACCAGGAGCATTAAAACCGTTAGTAAAGCTCGTTAAACCAGATCTTATAGTTTGTGCATATGTTGAACTATCTGTAGTAGTAAAATCGAAACTGTACCCCTCACTATACAAATCATCAAAAAACGTATACCCGTTTAAAACTAAGTTTTTTATAGTTTTAGGTGTCTCTTTTACTAAATTATTTCTATAAAAATTATTATCTTTAACTAACCCAAAAATGTTTCCAAATAAATCCTTCTTACTATCATCAACATAACCTTGATCATAAAGATAGGATAAATCAGTATCAATATCTCTCTCATCACCTATTTCTGAAACATACCCTAAAAAATTAGTACTATCTTTGTTGGGATTTGGCTGGTTTATTGCAACTCCCTTGCTGCTATTATTTAAAGAGGATGAAGTATCTACTATAAAGGTTAATATAGAATCATTGTTAGTAAATAAATTAGGGTCAGGAAATATATAAAATTGATTAGGTTTATACTCTTGCTTTTTATAAAAATCTATTCTTTTACCTTGTATAGTAACTACTCCTGAATTATGAGGTCTAAAAAATCCTAAATCTCTTTCACTAATTATTTGATCAGAAAAAACTGAAGCAGTAGATGGAAAATCCTGATTTAAAAAATTTGCATAAGGCTTTTCAGCTTCAAACAACAGTCCAATATCTGAGTTACCATTACTATCTGTTGACAAGTAATAAAAATCTGAACCAATAAATTTCTCTGTTTGTCTCTTCTTTGAAGTTAAAACTTGATCTACCTCTTTAATATTTCTTAGATCTTGACTAACTGTAGAAAATAGTTGATTAACTAAATCTGATTCAAGAGTTGTAAATAAGTTTGAATTATCTGGTAATATACCAGGTTCATATTGTTTGTAATTAGCCCCATAATCTTTAACATCAGGAGACTTATTAAAATATTGAGCAAAATTATCGTAATACTCAGTTAAAGTGACAGAAAGATTTTTCTTAATATCATTTATATTATAATCAATATTACCCGTATCCCTATTTTCTAAAAAATCTATAATAATATCTTTAGAAGCTTGTTCAACCCCTACGCTACTACCTTTTACTTTACTCCTAGTTAAAGAATAATGAAGAGTATTTCTTTTCTTTTTGTAGTAAGATATAATATCTCGTATCTTCTTACTAAAAAATGACATTGCTACTTGTATATCATAGCTATCATTAAAATCTAATTGTGTTAAAAATTTTCTTTCTGCATTAGAAGAAAAATTTAAAGTTATGTCCTTTAAGAAGTCTCTATAACGATCTAAAATAGAAGTAGTGTTAGTTTTATTTAAAGCTACATTTCGTGTATTCCATTTATTAACATAATGGTTATAAAAGGCAGTTAGAGTTTCAGGTTTATAACTCTCACTTACTATCTCTATAAATTTTAAAAAGGTATACGGGGAAAATTTATCTAATGCTTCATCACTATTAACATTAGGATTAGTTATAGATTGGCTTACATTTGGAAACCCTGTAGTAATGTTATCCATTAAACATATTTATCTCTAAAATAGGGATAGACTACTAAATAAAGAGTTTCGTATGTTAATATCAAAGATATTATCTTCTCCTTCAAGATTATCTATAGATTCATCGAAACTAACATTAGTTAACCCGTTAGTATAGTCAATTAACCCACTGAAAATAGTATTATCTGTAACTGCAGATAACGAATAAAATTCATAGAATTTATTTACTGTTTCTATATTATACGTAGTAGGTAATATAAGAGGCCATCCCCAAGTACTTCCTCCACTGAGAGAAGAGTTAGTTACTTCTGTACTATAATCACTTAGCATATAAGTTTTACTATTACCAGATATCTTCCCGGTATTAATTCCACTTAACGCGCTTAATGGTTGAAAGGTATTAAGTCGTAAATAAGAATTACTATATTTTTCATATGCAACTAAATCATTACCTGCTGTAATTTCATACGTTAAGGAATTTATTTCCTCGCCTAAATTTTTACCATATATTTCTTTAGTAGTAGTTCCTTTAGGATCAAAATTTTCATCAAATTTATTCTTACTACCTCTAAATTTATTATAACTTAAACTTAAAGTATCTATAAAACGCTTTACTTGCTCTGGTTCTTGTGCTATAGCTCTATCAAAAATTATACCATTATCATCAGTAAGACTAGCTAAACTAATTAATGAATTAATATCACAAACATCAATATCAGCATTATTAGAGACAAAATTAAAGACTTTTTCATAAAGCTTTTTACCTAAAAGATCATATCTACTACTTACATTACCAAAGATAGTTCCTATAAAATCATTAAAGAAAATATTTTTATCTAATAAGATTTCTTGAAATCTCATATCTTTAATATTTTGCTCAAAGTCAAAATCTTCATTATGCTTATAAAAATTATAAAAATCTTTAGGATAGGCAGTCAATGTTACTAATCCATTTACTGTAGATAATAATGAGCTATTTGTATTGAATGTATACTGATTACTAGCGCTAAGAGTTATTCTAGTAGCTGAAGCAGATAAATTATCATTAAAAGTTAAGACTCCTCTATACCAAAAATCGGTATTGATTGATGAAAGCGTATTAGCTAAATTAGAAATAGTATAATATGAAGATGGTACTATATTATCTACATTATGTACATTACTTGAAGCGCCAGATAACACTATAAATGTAGGAGTACCAGCAGTTAAACTCTTCATAGTAAAATTATCGTTATTAACTGGTGTAATAATAAAAGGTATACCTAAGCCTTTGTATTGTGTTTTACTAATTGCAAATGGCTCTTGTTCTATACCCTCTCCGGTAATACCATTTGAAGTAAATTTAATTGCGCTTAAAGTTTGTCCGGAAGTAGGACTAGTAAAAGAAGATAAAGTAATATCAAAATTATTAGTATAATTATTATTTTTATATCCTTTTAAACTATTAGAAAATATGTTTTCTCTATCTTTGAAAAATGAAATGTTTATAGGTGTATCTTGTTCTTCTGTTCTAACATATATCTCTTTACTACCTGAACTACCAACATACACACTAGATAAACTTGAACTTAAACCGTAACTAATAGTACCGTCTAAATTTAATTTAGCATATATATCTTGTGAGGAAAGAGATATTTTATCTAACTCAACAAATTCATAAGAAGATAAGGTAGGTAAGTAATTTCTTTCATATATAGAAAAGTATTTCTTTAATGAATTGAACTTATTAGGAGATAAATTGAAATAATTTTCAACATCACTACCAGAAACACTATAATATATATCTTGAAAATCTTGATAAAAAGGTGTCTGAGATGTAATTGTAATAGGTCCAGATATTTCACTAGCTGATAAAACTAAAGCAGGTTTAGAAGCTGCAATATCTCCAGGGGGCATACTTAGTGAAAAGGTGTTAGTTATATAATCTTTAATATGAACTGAATCACTATATGAGGCTAAAATGGAATTATTCTTACAGTCTCGTATAATCATACGTACTGTGTAATCACCTGGATACTCGTAGACGTGAGAACTACTTAAAGTATTTCCAAAACTACCATCTCCAAAATCAAATGTAATCTTTTGATTGTTTAGAGGTATTTCTCTACTCTCGTCTTCAGGTATACGAGCTTTGAAAGTAAGAGGAGTAATATCAAGATTATAAGAAGATAGCTTAGCTTCTCCTTTATAATCTATGACATCAAAAATAGCATAGTCTGTTTTTATATTACTCATCTACAACTTTGATACGATTCGTTATGGATAGTGGAGAATATAAGTACGGAAACTTAAAGTATGGTAAAGTAATATCTTGATTAACTAACGCTATATCACTTGTTTCGTACTGAGGATTAAATGTTAAAAAAGAAACAGTGTCTATACTAGCACCAGTAGATTCATTTTTTGTATATATTCTTTTTACTCCCTCTAATGAAAGTATGTTATTGCTCAGTTCATTTAAATTAATGTTTTGACCTAATTTATTATTTGAAGGATCAAAAAATGATTTAATTAAATTAGCTGCTCTGCTACTCAAAGTATTTTTATTAATTTTGTTATTAAGCTCTCTAACTACATATAAACAAGTTTCATCTAATACACTTAAATTTAAATCAGCAGAATTAGTAAATCCTAATCCATACGCCATATAAATTGGATCTCTAGGCACAACTGTATTTGAAACCATTTTTCTTTCCTTACAAGTTTCAACAATTAAATTTTTAAATGATTCTGAAAGATAAGGTGGAAAGAACTTGTCTTGTGTAACAGTAAATTTTGGAGCGCAAAAAATGTTAATGTTATTAAAATCACATGAATCAGCAAAGTTAACTTGATTAATAAGCACTCTATTTACTTTATTAGGATCTACACATATGTCATAAAAATATTGTATGTATTCATTTATATATGAATCATTATTAACTACAGATATACTATTAAGCACGTTTGCTAAATTCTTTTCTAAAAACGCTTCATAATCTGACTCATTAACTAACCGTAGTTGTGAAGAAAAAGCTTTAGGCGCATTTTTTCTTATCTCATCTACTGTTTCTTCATCTGAAAGAGAAGTAGAATTTTGAGGATTGCTAATATCTAATAAAGAAGAATTTGTACCGTCAATAAATATAGTTTCATTTTTATTAGCAAATGTGTCGTTAAAGATTTGTCTTTGTCTTAAAGAATCATATACAAATAACGCGTTTCCATTTATCACGTTTTTACTTATAACGCCTTCGGTATTATCTGATTGAATATAATTAATAGAAACTATATCACCTTGATTTAATTTTTTACCAAAAACACCACTTCCAAATTTTATTTCGTAAAATCCATTTTCGTTCAAACGTCTTTCATAAACTCTATCTGTAGAATTTGAAAGATACAAACTATCAACCTCTTTGTAGAGATAATAGGTACTACTATCAGCCTCCTTCACGTAAACATCAATAGTATTATCAGCTATGAATTTTTCACTATTGCTATCAATTATATTTTTAACTACAATAGGAACTAGTTCAAATTCCTCACCTTGCGCGCTATAATCAGGATATTCTTTTATAGTTCCTTGATATAAAATTACGGAATCGTTTAAACTTTTTAAAGTTTCAGTTCCTGCTACAGTTTTATTAAAAGAATAATCTTCAGTAAAATTGTATTGAAATCCATCAGCTAAGAAGTAAGAATTTTTTCTTATAGTGTAATTTGCTATAGGCATATCAGCTGTACCTACAGCATTAATAGGTACGATAGATGTTTGCTTACCTGCAGGTTTATAACCTATAAGCTTTACTATCTTATTCATGTTTTCATAGATAGAAGCTTGATCAAAATTTACTTCAGAGGCAGTGTTATTTAGATAGAATAATAAAACATGGTATGAATATGCTATAATATCTATTACCGCTGCTAAATTACTACCATCATAATTTTGGTCAGTAAATTTTTCGTTAGTGTTAAGTCTATTTACTATGTAATCTTTTAAATTTACTGCATCAAAAGCTACATACGCGTTTTGAGGTAAATTGAATTCTAAAAATTCATTATCATTATTGTTAGGAGTAGCCATAATTAAAATATAATATATCCGTTGTTATTTAATACCGATCTTATTGAGATCCCATATACATCTAAAGAAGGGATGTTTATTTGTAAGTTAATTTGATATTCATTATCATCAGAATTAGGAATTACACTTACACCTTCTATTTCTATTCTAGGCTCCATTAAAGGTAATCTATTTTGTATATCATCTTTAATAGCGAATGCACTAAAATCACTTATAGGCTCAAATAGATATCTTTTTAAATCTAATCCAAATTCAGGACTTAATATCTTTTGACCCGGAGCAGTTAAAAAAATGTTAGCTATACTATTAAGAACAGCATTTTCATCATATAAACCTTGTACATCTTTCAGTATAGTAGATTTATTAAACTGTTTATTATAGAATACTGAAGTTTCTAAATCTAAAAACAAATCTTTATAAAGATATCCTTGCTTTAGCGAATTACCATCTAAATTACTAACTGCTGTATCTGTTAATTTGATCAAGGCCATTTATTATATTTAATGTTGCATATGCTTATTAAGGAACTATAATATAATTAGATATGAAGATTAGAGGAAAACTTATTACTGAGGTAGACGTTGATCATAAAGATTTAGCTAATGCTCTGAAGCGTGCGATTTTTATTGAGCTTGATCTTCCTCGTTATAATAAGGTTCATCATGATGGTATATCTTTTATTGAAACTGTTGATGCGCATACTTCTCATAGGTTTGAATACGAAAAACCTGTAAAGCCTGCCTGTAAAGATGAGATTGAGGTGTTTGAAGCGTATAATACTATAAAAGAATTTTTATATAACGTGTGATTATTTGCAAGTTGGCATAAATAATCATATGGCCGATAAAAAG